GTCCAGTTCATGGACCGCATTTAAGACCGTATGGAATGTTCTGAACTAGGGGCATGGGGATGCCTTTCAGGAACAGTACTACGGCCGCCGCTCGATTGAGTGTGCGGGACGAGACTTTTTGCAGTCGGCCCTCTTTTCGAAGGGGTAAACCGGCCTACTGGTCCATAAAACAGTAGCGCGGCCATAGAAATATGGATATGCAGCGAAAAGGCGATTTTTATCGGTAGTAATACCTTGAGTCTGGTGCAGAGTAGTAACAGAGTTTGCGTTGAATTGTCCGCATGAAAGTCGCGATCATGCTTCTTTGTGCACATAGGTGACTGGATCAAGGAAACATGCATGAATTAGATTAGAGTATTAGTAGATGAGCTTGGAAAACTACGGAAGATCACGAAGTAATGTGATAAATGGAGAATTTAAGCTATCACTGAATGCCTAATACTGATTATGTGTGGCTGGGAGTGTATGGGACTGTCCTACTATGTAGGCCCTATATTGTACCAGATCTGCGCTATAGCGTTTATGTGTATGAGGATGTGTGGTTGACACTATTTGTGAAGTAAGTCGCCCGACTTGAGATTTGCGCCGATCCGTTGTGATGTCGTTTCAAATTTCAAAAATCCCGGCGGAGGTGTACGTTAAGCAAGAGTCCGCTCTTGCGCCCACTACGGTGGAGGGGGCTGTTTTGGCCCGTTCTGAGAAGGAGGTGACGGAAAAGCAGCAATGTATTGTTGCGCCCACGATTGTGGAAGAAACCGAACAGGTTTTGCCCGTTGTAAAGATGGAGGTGATTGAAAAGCAAGAGATTGTGCTTGCGCCAGCTTCGGCTGAAGAACCGCCCCTTGGTTTAGAGAGAGGGAGTTTGATAGGTGAGGTTGGTCGTAAGAGAAGGAAGATAGCTGAAGAGTATACTGAGTATGAGTTGATGAACGGAGCTAATGTATTTGGGTGTGACGATGATGTGATGTGTGAAGAAGACACGGATGATGAATATGTTGCAGTTAAGTGTGTTGGTTGCGAGAGAGCAGCTTTGCGGAGAGGAGGCGATATCATTGGAGGTGTGTGTTTGCACTGCAATGGCCCCGTAAGGTCTTGTGTTGATCGAGTGTGTTGCAGATATGATGTTGGTTATAAAGACATTATACCAATGACACACTTGATGGACATACCAAGTCCTGGGTATGCGAGTGCAGTTCGCCACGCAATAGGTGAGTCCGGTACAGTATTGGATATACCAATATACGTTAGAAACATCTGCGGGAGAAACAAGTTAGAAGATTGTCTAGTTTGTGAGCCACCCGCTTTGGTTAACATATGGTATTATGAGAGTGCTGGTAGGATTTGTATAACACCTAAATGGTGGCCAATGCTTAATGCTATGTCAGGAGCTCGTATAGGGGCTCACAATTGCACCATACATGTGTCAAGTTTGTTGTTGACTGGAGAAGGTACCGTTTGGAGTACTTATGGACCAGCACAACAATGGGCAGTGGTGGTGTTATGGATGACAAAAGCTGATGGCATTAGTACCGTTGTTAAGGAGCGTGTGGTGAAGCACTATCAAGCGAAGGAACAGTTGGAATTACAAGCAATGCCGGACTTTGGTAGATTGTGGGGTGACTTAGGATTGTCAGACCTGCTGCACAATTTTG